CCCTTGCAAGTTGGTTTGGTAAATAACCGCACAGACTCCAGACATCGACTTCCAACAAGCCGAGAACAGGAAGCGATACCCTGCCACCGCAGTGACCTCGTGTCCGATGTGCCCGAGTGGCCGGTCCCAACCAACGGGACGGCTACGCCCAGCAGTCGGAGGCGACCGTGCCCAAATACGTTGTGACCGGTGGACAATCAGGGGCGTCCGGCGTGACCGTCGGCGATACCCGCTACGAACCCGGCGAGACGCTCACGTCGCCCGCGGCCCCGGTCCAGTGGCTAATCGACCAGGGCTACATCGCAGCCTCGGATAACGGGCCTCAGCGGTCCGGGAACAGGAAGGCGTAATGACCCTCGCAGCCGTTCACGGCAAAGGCACCAAAGTCTATTTGGACGAGTTCGACCTCTCCGCATATTTCCAGTCGGCTGACATATCGGCCACGCTAGACACCGCCGAGACAACCGGATTCGGGGCAACAGCAAAGACCTTCATCCAGGGACTGGCCGACGCTTCGATCTCGCTCGGCGGGATGTGGTCGGCAGACACCGACGGTTCAGATGAGGAACTGGCGGCGCTACTAGCGAACGCCACCTCGCCGATCCTGTCGATTCCGACGGGTGCAGGCGTCATCGGCGGCGGCGTCTGGATCGCTCAAGCCAACGAAACGTCCTACAACATCTCGACCCCGGTCGTTGATATCGCCGCGGTGTCTGCCGATTTCCAGTGCTCACCAAACACAACGGCGAACCTGACACTGGGCGCAGCGGCCGGGAAGCAACTGACCAAGGGCGACTCGATCGCTTTCGGTGCGGTCGGTGCGCAGACCTCAGTCGACAACGCAGCAGGGACCACGGCGGGCGGATTCGCTTTGCTCCACGTCCCGACCAACACGATCGGCGGCGGGACTACCACCTGGAAGATCGAGCACTCCACCAACGATTCAACGTGGGCCGATTTGCTCACCTTCACCGCCGTCGCCGCTGCCACGGCGAGTTCAGAACTGATTGCGGTCGCTGGCACCGTCAACCGGTACATCCGTGCATCGTCCACTACGGCGGGCAGCTCGGGTTCAATTACTTCAATGGTCAGTTTCGCAAGGTTCTAGGAGGACCAAATGCCTACTTTTGTTCACGGCAAATCAGCCGACTTCCAAATCGACGACACCGCTGGCACGATCCGCGTGATCAGTGACGTCCTCAACTCAATCGACTTCCCTGAGACAGTCGAAACGGCCGAGACAACCGCTTTCGGTAGCACGGCCAAGAGCTACATCGTGGGCCTCACCGATTCCACCCTGTCGATCTCTGGCATGTGGGACGCGACAGTCGACGGCTACCTCAAGGGCGGCGCTGAACCGGCGTCTCGTTCGTTCGTTTACGGCCCCGCTGGATCGACTACCGGTCTTGTCAAGTACAGCGGCGAGTGCATTATGACGGGCTTCAACAAAGGCAACGCCGTTGGCGATGTCATCCCGCTATCTGTTGACTTCCAGGTGACCGGTACAGTTACCCGCGGAACCTACGCCTGATCCCCAGGCGCTGACGAAGGAGAGTGACCACCGTGTCCCGTCTATCCGAGAAGATCAAACAAGCCGACGACCTCGCCACAGAGCACATTCATGTCCCCGAGTGGGACGTGGACCTGCTTCTGCGGTCGATGTCGTCGCGTCAGCGGTCGGCGTTCGCTGCGATATCTGAGGGCCGAGACGAGGGCATGGTGGCGTCGATGGTTTCGAGCGTGATGATTCACGCGATGGTTTCGTGCTGCCTTGACCCTGAGACGATGGAGCCGGTTTTTGATTCCGGGGACGCTGATTGGGTGACCGACAAGAACGCGTCGGTGATCGAGCGGCTCGGCACGGCCTGCCTCCGGGTTTCTGGTTTGACAAAGGAGGCGGAAGGCGACGCGGGAAAAGATTCCTCGGGTTCCCTGATTCACGAGGACGAACCCGACCTGAGCGGCGGTTCCTCTTCCGACTAGCTAGGGACCTACACATGACCGTCGCCGACATTGAAGCCCGGATGCCATCTTCCGAGATGACTGAATGGCGGGCGTATTACACAATCGAATCGAACGAGAAAGCGGAAGCTGAGCGACGGGCGCAGGCCCGAAACCAGCGGCAAAGGCGGGGGCGGTAGTGGCAACGATTGACGGTGGCGAAGTCGAGGTAGTGGTCTCGGCGAAAGATGACGTCTCGAAAGGTCTCGGCTCGGCGACCAAATCGCTGAGAACTTTCGAGGACAGGGCCGCGTCTACCGGCAAAAAGATGCAGAAGGCCGGAACGGCCATGACGCTCGGCCTAACGCTGCCGCTTGTCGGCGTCGGGATCGGGGCGTTCAAGGCCGCTTCCGACTTCGATACTTCGATGCGTCAGATCCAGTCGCTGGTAGGCGCGACCGGCGAAGAGGTTGAGGGCTTCAAGGAAGACGTCCTGAAGCTGTCCGGGGAAACGGCACGGGCGCCGAAGGAACTCGCCGACGCCATGTTCTTCATCACCTCTGCGGGCCTCAAGGGCGCCGCCGCGGTGGATGCCCTAGAGATATCTGCGAAGGCCGCAGCGGTCGGCATGGGGTCCACTGAGGTCATCGCCGATGCGTTGACCAACGCCATAAACGGTTACGGCCAAGCGAACCTGTCGGCGGCTGAGGCTGGCGACATCCTGGCGAAGACCGTCGAACTCGGTAAGGCGTCAGCGGCGCAGATGGCTCCGACGCTGGGGCGCCTGATCCCGATAGCGGCAGAGATCGGGGTCGGCTTCGACGAGGTCGGCGCCGGGATGGCTTTGCTGACCCGTTCGTCTGGTAACGCTGCGATGTCGGCGACGCAGTTGGGGGCGGTATTCCGCACGGTCCTCGCTCCGACTATGGGCGCCAAAGATGCGCTGGATGCAATCGGGATGTCGGTCGGTGATTTGCGGACCGGGATCGAGAGCGATTTCCTGGGGACGCTCGACGGGCTGCGAACCAAACTGGGCGACGCCGGTCTGGAAATGTCGGACGTCTTCGAGTCGTCCGAGGCCCTGTCGGCTGTTCTTCAGTTGACCGGCGATAGCGCTGCTACTGCTCGTGGGGTGTTCGATCAGATGGGGACGTCGACCGGGAAACTGGACTCGGCGTTCAAGACAACTACCGAGGGTCCTGGCTTCAAGATGCAGGAAGCGATGGCGACGATCTCGGCGACGATGGTCACTATCGGGGACAGCGTGATCCCTGCGGTTCTTCCGTGGATCGTGAAGATCGGGGAAGCGGTTGGGGCGGCTGCGGAGTTCTTCGGTGGTCTGACGGGGACGATGCAGGGCATGGTCATAGCGCTGGGCGCGGTCCTCGCTGCGGCAGGCCCAGTAACCGGTGCGATCGGGGGTGTCGCTGCGGCTGCGCCGAAACTGGTCACGGCGGTGGCGGGGCTGGGTCCGGCTGGGGTCGCTGCTGGGGCGGCCCTTGGCCTAGTGGCTGTCGGTGTGCTTGCTGTCCGTAATGCCTCGCAGAAGTTCCAGGCGAAAGTGGAGTTAGCGAAGGACGAACTGATCAAGTTCAACCCTGAACTGAACACCGCGGTCACGGCCCTTCAAGAGATGGCTGACGCGATGCCCGCTCCGACGAGCGCGATGGAAGAGCTAGCCGCTGCCGTCGGCACGTTCGCCGGTGAAGCGATGATCATCGATGACGCTGTGAGTAACGGGCTGGGTCCTGCGTTGCAGACTTTGATGGATGCGGGCGTCGACCTCGAAACCGTAATGGACAACGACCGGGGGGCGTTGCAGAGGCTCCTGGCGCAGATGAACGACGGCGAAGTCACTGTCGGGATGTTCGACGAACTCACCAAAGACATGACGGCAAGCGGGAAACTCGCAGCCGATGCGTTCATGGAAATGCACGTAGCCGAAGACGCGAACCTGAGCAAGCTCGGCGAACTCGTCGACATGCTGGGCGACACAGGCGTCAAGCTGGAAGCGGCTGAGCGACAACTCAAAAACGAGGCGAAGGCGTTCATGGAATCGGAGGATGCCACGGCGTTGATGACTAAGAGTCTGCACCTTGGCGGCGCTGAGCTGCTCGCCTACAAGCAGTTGTTAGCCGATGCGGGTGATGGCGCTGATGACTACCGCGTTTCGGCGGTCATGCTCCAGGAGCGGCTCGCCACGGTGGAGCAGGCGCAGAACTTCGTGAACGCCGAGTTCTTGCAGGCTGTCCCCGCTCAGGGCGCGGCGGCGGGAGCGGCCGATGAAGCAGCAGCGGCGATCCTGGGAGAAGAAGCGGCGATCGACGAGCTGATCAAATCGGTCAGCGAACTGACTGATCTGTTGTTCGGGGCGGCGGACGCCGAGTATGCGATGGAGTTGGCGTCGAAGGCTGCGGGCAAGGCGATCGACGAGGCGGGCGGCGACCTGGACGGGATGTCGAAGAAGTCGCAAGCGGCCCGTGACGCGGTTCGTGATTCCATCACGGCGATGGACGATCTGGCGCTGTCGATGGTCGCTGCGGGTGAACCAGCGGCGGCTACGGCCAGGGCGTTCTTGGCTAATCGGGATGCTTTGCTTGATCAGGCAATTGGTGCGGGTGCGTCGGCGGAGGAAATCAGGGAACTGAAATCGTCGCTAGACGCGGTGCAGGGGACGTACACGGCAAACCTCCAATACAACATTGCGATCCACGAGGCGATCACAGAGACCAGATATAAGGGGATCGGCGCAGGCGACATCGGTTCTATGGGTGGGAACCCATTTACTGACCCAGTGATGCCGATGGCTGACGGCGGGTTGGTTCGCCGACCGACGTTCGCTCTGATCGGGGAAGCTGGCCCAGAGGTCGTGATCCCACTCGACCGGCTGCCTAACCTGGG